GAGAAATCCATGGCTTCTTTGCTTTGCTTTCCCAGTTTAATTATTGATCCTGCAACTAATCAAACAGTGGAATTTTCAATTCCATTTATCTCTCCATTCTTGTATTACCCATTGACAACATACTCAACGGGATCAGTTGATGCAGTTCAGACGGCCGGTCAGGCATTGGGACAGGTAAAGGTGTTTGTGTTGAACAAATTGACTTCTGGTCAATCAACAACAACGCCTGTGTCTGTTTCAGTCTATGGTTGGTTAGATGAACCTGCATTATCTGTACCCTTGTATGCTCAGATGGGTGTAATATCTGACACGATTGATGGTCTTGTGGCACCAATGACAGAGATTGTAGAAACAGCTACAGATGTGGCTTCTGGAGCCTCTCGAATGTTACGTAGTGTTGGGTTGTCAAAACCTGATAATATAGGAGCAAATATTCGAGTGACCCCAGTGGTTGCAAATTCTTTGTCATATGGAGTAGGGTCTGATACAATTGAAAAACTTGTTGTTGATCCTAAATGCGCTCTAGAACCATGTAATGAGTTGTTTGGTACTAAGGATGATGAGATGGATATTGTGTATATTGGTAAAACATGGAGTCTGCTCAAGCGAGTAGATTGGGAAGCTGATCGTGCACATGCGTATGTTTTGGCGGATTTGCCTTTATTTCCACCTCAAGATACAACTGTCGGATGGATGATGCGAGCTTTCAAATATTATTGCGGGAGTGTGCGTATTAGAATTCAGTTGGTGGCTAATCAGTTCATGTCGGGGCGAATCATGGCACTTTTTGTTCCATCCCAAGTAACCATTCCAGATATAACACCATTGACTGATTTGGCTGATATGATGTATAATCAAGTCTATGATTTGACTGGTACATCAGAGTCTGAATTCACGATTCCATACAATGCACCATATCCAGTTCTACCGACTCCCTTCTTTGCACAATCTGATGTTCCCGATTATGTAGGTATTGATCAGTCTAGCATAGGAAACATCAAGTTGTTTGTGCTAAATCCGTTGCGTACCACCAAGGCAACGAATGAGAAAGCTAGCATCAATGTGTATATGTCATTTGATGATGATTTGGAAGTGTTTTGGCCGACATTATCTGCAATCACTGGTAGTAACTTTAATACAACCGTATCATGGCCTCAATTGGAGTTTGAGGGTGTCAAGAATGATCCTGAAGGGATTGATGACCTTGGCACACTCTTCCAATTCCCAACCCCAACAACTACAACTATACTGGCAAACTCTGGTATTTCTGAGTCAACAGAGGAAAATACTGAGATTGTAAACTTTGAAGAGTTGTCAGTTGAAGATGTGAAGAGAGAGTTGAAAGCAACAACATGCACTTCACAGTCGGGGAGATTGAAGGCTGTGAACGTTGAGGACAAGAAAGGAAAAGTGGATAAGAACAAGGTTTTGAACCAGGTACCTGTACCAGTTCAAAACTCACGTATCGAAACAATGCCTAATCCTTTATGGGTCTCTAAGAGAGAACCAGGGTTTGCAGCAAAATACAATTTTGGTGAGAAGATTACTAATCTTCGTCAGGTACTAAAAAGGTATAGTGCTGCATACTATATAAAGGGTTTTCCATTGTTAGCGTCTACTGTTCCATCTGGTTCTGCCGCAACATCTGTCATTCCGTATATAACATTCAGTGTGGGTGCTGCGCCCTTTGCCGATACACAAATGAACGGGAGTTTGTTGACATTGTCGGCTAGTGATGCTTTTAAAGCTGTCTCTTGTTGGACATTTCTTTCATACTTCGGATGCATTTATCGTTATCAAAGGGGAGGAGTGCGAGTGAAATTTCTAATGGGTACACAGCCTAATACGACAGCTTTTGCTTGTCCTGGTGTACCAGCGACAATTGGTACTGCGGCTTCTGCAAGTGTGGTTGGTAATGATTTCATTTTCTCTCCCCAAGCTAAGCTTCTTCCTATCTTTCCAGTTTCAGTGGGTGCAGGAGTAGATCAGAATAAGTATGCTGTGAATGCTTTTTATGGGCGTAAATGGATGTCTTATTTGTCTGAGGGTTGTGTGGCTGCTTCTTGTGACATTAATCCGAATCTTGAAGTTGAAATTCCATATTATTCTCCGTACATGATGATTCCAACTCCATCTGGCATTGTAAGTAGAGCTATCTGGACAAAGATGAGACCAGCATCAAAGGCATCTTTGGTTGCTTTGAAAATGAGTCGAACATTGACTCTAATGTTCTTCTTGGGGAAAATACCATTGCCCGATGCTACGTCCACTGTACCCAGTTCACAATATTATCAGCCAGCTGTTCCACACATGATTGTTATGGAATCGGTGGCTGATGACTTTCAGTTTGGTTTTCTGACTGGCCCTCCATTGCTTGTCACAAAATCAGTTACTAAACCTTAAATAGAGTATCGATACATTGACTCATATCGG